TAAAGGTTGGGCCGCTCGGCCAGGTCTGGAGTTCTGACGGCTCCAATAAGCTGCGCGCCTGGGCTCGTATGCGGATGCGCTCGGCCCAGGCGTGCAGCCTGAAAGAATAATCAGATGAATAAAGTTGCTTTTTTCTTCGGAGTTCACGCCCCAGCCCGCGAGAAGGCTTGAACGCTTGGCCCGCCCTTTGTGTGGCCCGGTGTCGCGCTGCCGTCCCGTGGTGGGAGCTGCGCGGCCTGGGTCGGCGTGCATCCGTTGAGAGGTAGCCTATTTCGTTTTGAAGTGGCCCGGCGCGTTCGCCGTAAAAAGACAATACGCGCCCCAGCCTCATTTGCAAGCCTTATTTGCATGGTTTCGGTGTAATTCTTTTATTTATTTTTATTGTGCCATGATTCCAGGCTGTTACGTGTGAAAATAATTGTGGGCGGGTCGCTCGGCTAGCTGGTGAAGGGGGCCGGGGAAGTGGGCAGGGAAGGACAAAGCACCAGAGCACCACGGACGCGGTCCCAGACCGTCGAAGCCACGCACAAGTCACGCGTACCTGTTTGTCTATAGTCTAGCTATTCGTAGTAGTTAGAAGATTCTGACCGCGTGCCCGCGTTCTTTTCCAGTTTCAGAATTATGGACAAAAGAGGGCTAGGAGCTTTGTTCAATGATTTCAGCAACCAGGACGATAAGGCAAAAAACAGGTCCCAAACTGGAAAAGAACGCGGTCACGCGGTCAGATTCTGCACAAAGTCAACAATATCAAGGACCAGGACGAAAAAATCTAGCGTGGCTTAAGCGTGGCTTAAGCGTGGCAATTTTGGGCTTGAGCGTGGCAGATTGGCCGAATTTTCCCCCACCTTACACGGGGCCAGTTTCTCTCACGTACGCGCATATGCTCCGCCGATTCCGTGCAGACAGACACCCAAAAGACAAAGCCTGCAATCCTGGGCGTTTACGCCAACGGCCAGCGCCTTGCAGGTCTACAATAGTTTCCGGGGAACTGTCGTTCACGTCCACAATACCCAATGATTCCAGCAACCAGGACGACGCTTGCCCCCCTGCGGGATACGAGCGCGGGATACAGGCAAGAGCGCAGGCGCTCACGCCTCGCCTCGTCCGGTCCTCGTCCGGTCCTCGTCCGGCGGCTCATCCTGTCGGGCCTGGCGGCTGGGCTCTCACGCAGGGGCGCAGCTCTGGTGCCTTGGGCCTGGGGATTTGCGCAGGGCGGCAGGGGTCGGTGTGTGATCCGGGTTGACCGGCTAGACTAATATGGGTAGCGTACCCCCCATAGGCCCGTCTTTGAGTTGGCGAGCGCGACCCGTCTCCTCTCTATCCCCGCTCATAGTTGCGCGGAAAAAATTGGCCCAAAACCCTTTTCCCCGGATTTCCGACATGGCGTTGCAAAAACCATCACCCTGCCCGTTCTGTACGTCCGAGTCCCTTCGCCTCCAGGCGGAGGGGCTTTACGCGGACGACGTGAGTGACGTGGAGATCGCGCGCCAGTGCCGCGTTCAGGTGGCGCAGGTTCGTTACCACTTCGAGCAGTGCACTGTGCGCGTGGCGGAGTTGGGCGCCAGGATCGCCAGCGATGACGCGAAGGATGCGGAGAGCCAAGCGGAGGTCGATGCCCGCCGCGAGGTTTTGCTGGGCGGATCGGACGGTGCCTGCACGGCTCTTGACGGGTCTTTGTTGATCTCGCGCCTGAACCGCTACCTGACCCTCGTTGAGGGGCTGATCGTCCAAGAAAACCCCAAAGACCCGAAGTCCATGCGTGTGTCTCTTTCTGCGCTGGACCAGGCCCGCAAGACCGTTGAGACGATGACGAAGCTCTACCTGGACATGATGCAGGCGCAGTTGGACGCCGACGTCCAGTCGGAATTTCGCCGCATAGTGATGGAGGCGATCAATGCTGCAGACCCAGCCACCCGACAGAGAATCGTTGTTGAAATTCAGTCTCGGGCAGCAGTTTTCGGAACTGTTGGGGGGATTGGGATGTAGCCGGGTCGCCACGGAAAAGTCGGAGCAGGCCCTGGCCTGCGAGAAGAGCCTGCACGAGTTCTACAGTAACGCATGGCAGGTTCTGGAGCCGTCGACCCCGTTCATCGACAACTGGCACATCCATGCGATCAGCGAGCACTTGGAGGCGCTTTACGCGCGTCAGATCCGCGATCTTGTCGTCAACATGCCCCCTCGCCTGTCGAAGTCGACGCTTTGCAGCGTGACGTTCCCTGCCTGGATCTGGACGATTGAGCCGAGCTTTCGTTCGATGTTCGCATCCTACGCCCAGCCCTTGAGCACCCGCGACAGCGTGCAGTGCCGGCGCGTCATCCAGTCTCCTTGGTATCAGGGGAACTGGGGTCACACGTTCAAGCTCACGACTGACCAGAACATCAAGCAGAAATACGAGAACGACAAGACAGGAGTGCGTCAGGCTACCTCTGTCGGCGCCACGGCGACAGGGGAGGGCGGCGACCTGCTTTGCGTCGACGATCCGCACAATGCTCTGGAAGTACCCTCTGACGCTGTACGGCTGTCCACCCTGGAATGGTGGGACCAGACGATGAGCACGCGCCTGAACAACCCCAAGACGGGCATCCGGTTGATTGTGATGCAGCGCCTGCACCACGAAGACTTGGCGGGCCATCTTTTGGACACCGGCGACTGGTATCACCTGTGTCTCCCGATGGAATACGCAGGGGTTCCGACCCAGTGGGTCATTGGGTGGAACGATCCGCGCACGGAGATGGGCCAGCTCCTGTGGCCTGAACGCTACCCGGCGGCTGAAGTGGCGAAGCTCAAGCGCGCCCTGGGCAGTTACGGCACGGCGAGTCAGCTTCAGCAGGAGCCGACGCCGACCGAGGGCGGCATTTTCAAGAAGGCGTGGTTCAAGACGTATCGGACGGCTCCGCCCTTCCTGCGCATCATCGAGTCTTGGGACACGGCCACGAGCGAGGCGGACTTCGCGGCCTACAGCGTGGGCACAGCCTGGGGCGAGACGTACTCGGGCGATATCTACCTTTTGGACGTCGAGCGCGAGCGTCTGGAGTTCCCGGCGCTGAAGCGTTTGGTTGTTCGCTTCCATGAGAAGTGGAACGGCGTGGCGGTTCTGGTCGAGGACAAGTCCTCTGGCCGGCAGATCTGCCAGTCTCTCTCCGCCGACACGCACCTCCCCATTCTCCCGATCAAGGTCGGGCGTGCGGACAAGGTGGCCCGGGCCATGGCCGTGAGCCCGGTGATCGAGGGCGGTCGCGTGTTCCTTCCTGCGGACGCGCCCTGGCTGGCCGGCTACCTGACCGAGATGCTGACATTCCCCAAAGGAAAAACTGCCGACCAAGTCGACTCGTCCACGCAGGGCATCAGCTACCTGCGCGGCGGCGGCTCAACTTCTTCAATGGATCTTTCGTAGGAGGCCACATGCTTGATGCTCCGTTCATGCTCCATTTGGTTGATGACGCCAAGGTGAGCGAGGGTTTTCGCAGCAGTCCGTACCTGTGCCCGACGAAGCACTGCAGCATCGGCTACGGGACGAACCTTGAGGCTCACCCGGAGTTTATCCCGCAGAACCTTGGGCACATCATTGAGTTGACCAAGGGCGGCCACCTGAAGGGTGCGAGCCTGATGAACCGCCTGCTTGAGTCCGGCATGACCTGGACCAAGGAACAGGCGGAAACGGCCCTCGTGACGGTCCTGGACGATACGGAGCGCCGCCTGAATCGGCTCTTGCCGTGGGTCAAGGGTCTGGACATGGCGCGCCAGGCCGTGCTTCTGGATATGGCTTACAACATGGGTCCGGCCACCTTGCTGAAGTTCAAGAAGACGCTGGCCTTTGTCCAGGTTGGTGACTGGGAGAACGCGGCCGACGAGATGCTGCGCAGTGACTGGGCGCTCCAGGTGAAGGGCCGCGCCCTGAAGTTGTCGAATTGGATGCGCCTGGGGCGGATGGTCTAGGTGAGCGCGCACGAGTCTCCTGCTCCCTGGGGCATCGGTGGCGCAGCTCCGAAGCCGCACTACATCCGGAAGTACCGGAAGTGCGAGTTCTGCAACGGCCGCGGGATACGGCGCCGGAATGGCGTCCCAGGCTGTCTCTGTGTCGATTGCGACGGCACCGGGACCATGAGCCGTTCGGTGAGGGTGGCATGAAAGTCATTCCTCTGAATTTGTCGGCGGCCAACGATTTTGTGTCGAGATATCACAGGCACAGCGCTCCCGTCCGTGGTCACAGATACAGTCTGGGCTTGTCCAGTGACGGCAACCTTGTGGCTGTGGTCATCGTTGGCCGGCCTGTTGCCAGACACCTTGACGATGGCACGACAGCCGAGGTCACACGTCTCTGCACCTTACCCGAGGCTCCTCGTAACGCCTGCAGCAAGCTCTACTCTGCCGCGCAGCGGGTATGGTTCGCCATGGGCGGGCAACGCCTCGTCACGTACACGCTGCAGTCCGAGAGCGGAGAGAGCCTTCGCGGTGCCGGATGGAGGCTTGACGGTGAGGCAGGAGGGCGCTTTTGGTCTACCCCATCACGTCCGAGGGTCAAGCATCCCAGCCAGAAAAGCCTCAAGCTCCGCTGGATGACGCCATGACCGCCCCAACCGTTAAGGCTCTCAAGGATCAATGGAACCAGGACTACGTCTACACGGCTTCAGGGTCGGCTCGTGTGTACCGCCGCCTCGTGGGCGGCCTGTCGTGGGCTGGGCCTGACAGCCGGACGCCGCACAGCGCGCTTTGCGTGCTTGGCGAGGAACGCGACAAGGACTTTTCGACTGGTCAGCATTCCATTCACGTCCTGTACGAGAACATGCTGCAAAGCGTGGAAGACATTTTGGACGAAGCGGCCCGGCTGGTGGACGTGATGAAGTGCATCAGCTGGGTGACACCGCTCGATGCGCCCGAAGCCGTCCGCGTGCAGCAATGGGGTCGGGAGCGCAGCGTGCGCCGCCTGCCCCGTCTCTCCTTGGTCGGGCCGCCAGCGGTTGACTTCATGGTCCTGCACAACCTGGCCCTGCGCCGCACCAGTGCGAACAAAACGCTCTTTTTCGGCGAGAAGTCCTTGGCGGCGCTGCAATACGTGTCTGTCCGCCAAGAGGACTTCTACCGTCCTGTGCGATTTTTCCCGCATGTGGCGGCCTGCCTGTACGCCTTGTCGGTGCTCGATATGCGCGCGCCGGGGACACACTCAAAGCGGGAGTCCGTGCTTCCGGCCGAGGGAGGCTACTGATGCCACATTTCGACGTTGGCCTTGAATTATACACGGCGATGCTTCGCGTTTCCAAGGGTGGCAGCCCAGAAGACGAAGTCCAGCGTATCCTTGGGAGTGCGCCGGAGACTATTTCGATGAAGGGCCGCGCGCGCGCAGCGCGTCGTGTCGCTGTTGCGAGCTTGTGGGGCGCGAACTTGCCGGTCAAGGATATTTGCGCGGCAACGGGCTTGAGCAGTGCTCAAGCCTACAGCGTCATCGGGAAATTCCGCACTTTTGAAAAGAATTCTACTGCGAGCTAACCGCACAAGAATCCACCGCTTACTCCCACTTGATCTCCGTAGTATGGCTGAAGCCTACACGGAGGCTTTACATGGAACCTGTCACTCTTGCACTCGGCCTTGCAACCGTCGTCCCGAAGATCATCGGGTGGTTTGCTGGCGACAAAGCGGAAGCCACGGCAAACCGCGTGCTCGATGTCGCAAAGTCCGTGACCGGCCTCTCCGATCCGAAGTCCGCCGTTGATGCGATCCTCGCTGACCCTGCGCTCTCCCTTGAGCTGCAGAAGGCCATCATCGGCCTGGAGCTGGCTCTCGCGCAGGAGGACAATAAGGCGTTGGCCGAGGTCAACGCCACCATGCGCTCCGAGGCACAGTCCGAGCACTGGCCGCAGTGGTCCTGGCGCCCGTTCTGCGGGTTTTGCCTGGGCCTGGGTTTCCTCGTCGTGACCGTGCTTGTTTCCATCCTGGCCTTCAGCGCCGTGCAGACCCAAGACGTGACGGCGTTGAACATGATTCCGCAACTCATCGGCAGTTTCGCGGCTCTCTTTGCGTGCATTTCCCCTGTTGTCGGTGTCGCATCTTGGCAGCGCGGCAAGGCCAAGGTCGAGGCCGTCAAGGCCAGCAAGGCGATGCAATGAGCTTGGTACACGCAGGACAGCAGCCTCCCATTGAGGCTAGCGACTCGCCCGCGCAGGCCATCGGTCTGAAGCTGATGGATGAGTTCAAGGAGGCGGAGACGGCGAAGAAGCTCGTCGAGCCGCGCCTGCTCCAGTGTCTGCGTCAGTACAAGGGCGTGTATGACCCCGAGGTTCTCGCCCGCATCAAGAAGGGCAGAGCCAAAACCTACATCCGTCATACGGCCGCCAAGGTCGATTCGACCAAGGCCCGGTTGATGGATCTCTTATTCCCGACCAATGGCGCCCTGAACTGGGAGATAGCGCCGAGCATCTGCCCGTCGGTGAATCCGGTGTCGATCACGGGCTACATCGCAGAACTCCAGGCCCGTGGCGAGGAGCCACCCGTAGACAAGACGAAGTTGAACGTGGCCGCCGCCGCCCGGGCGTGCGAGCTGATGTCCAAGAAGATAGCCGATCAGCTCATGGAGCCGTCTGGACAGAAGTCCTATGAGCGTGTTTGCGAGCGCGTGATTCAGAACGGAGTGCAGTACGGCACGGGGACGCTGAAAGGGCCACTCGTCAGCCGGAAGGAACAGCAGAGATATGCCCGCGCCGAGGACGCCGAGGGGCGAGCGTCGTGGACCCGCGTGGCTGTCGCCGGCGACGAGGAATACAAGCCGTTTTTTTCGTCCGTGTCTGTTTGGTCGCTGTTTCCTGATCCCTCCGCTCTGGAGCCGGAAGACCTGCTTTATATGTGGGAAGAGCACACGCTCACCCGCAGCGACCTCAAGGCTCTGGGCAAGAATCCTGGGTTCCGCGCC